GTATAGAAAAAAGTTGCATCAGCCTAGACAACAAATGCAGTATTTGCCAACGGAAAATCCATATTATATATCATCATTCCTTTCAGAATTGTGGCCATTTGGAAATCATATCATTACGAACTGCAATTTCGAAACAGCAGCATATGTAGCCAGGTACTGCGTAAAGAAAATAACAGGTGATAAAGCAGAGGAACATTACAATAGGTTAGTAATAGATTGGAATGAATATACAGGAGAGATATACAATATGCAGGAAGTACAGTTGCAGCCAGAATATGCAACAATGTCAAGAGCAAAAGGTATAGGAAGAGAATGGTATGAAATATATAAAGACGATTGTTATCCGAGTAATTACCTTATTAAGGATGGCAATAAAATACCCATACCGAAGTACTACGATAAACTATTAGAAAAAGAGGACGAAGTATTATATAACCAGGTAAAGATAGAGAGAGAATTAAACATAGCAAAAAGAGCAGCAGATTTAACAAATGAAATGTTAGAAAAGAGACATTACTGCAAAAAGCAACAATATAAACAATTGGAGAGGACAAAAATATGAAAGCAATACTTGTAGCAATATATGATAAAAAAGCAGAATTCTATGATAGACCAGTACTAACACAGAATATTGGAACAGCTGTAAGAATGATCGAGAATACGTTAAAAGATGAAACGCAAAAATCATTGCAGATGTGTAAAACACCAGAAGATTTTAGTCTATGGAAATTAGGAGAATACGACGAGCTGTCAGGTGAAATAGAGCCTGATAGAGTATTAATAGGACATGTAGACACAATGATACAAGACCCACCAACAGTAACAGATATGGAGTTATTTAAAGATGCCGCAAACAAATAGATTCAACCAGGTCCCGGGAGTCGATCTACCCAGGTCGACTTTTAATATGGATCATAGATTAGTAACTACATTAGATGTAGATTACATTTACCCAATCTTTGCACAGGAAACATTACCAGGCGATTCATTCAATGTACAAGTTAATGCATTCGGTCGATTAAACACGCCTATATTTCCAATAATGGATAATTTAATAGCAGAAATGTTTTTCTTTGAAGTGCAAGATTATATGGTATGGGACAATGCAAAAAGATTTTATGGAGAAAGATTTCCAGACCCTGATACAACTATAGATTTAACGCAACCACAATTTTCAGCACATGTACCAGCGTTAGGTAGCTTATCAGATTATTTCGGTATACCAACAGCAGATCAATTAGGTGCAAACACAATACAGTATAATTCAAAGTTTCATCGCGGATATAATATGATATGGCGAGAATGGTTTAGGGACGAGAATTTACAAGATTCACCAGTAGTAGATACAGATGACGGACCAGATGATATTGCAGATTACGTATTATTAAAGGCAAATAAAAAGCACGATTATTTCACATCATGCTTGCCAAACCCACAAAAAGGTACAGCAGTAGCACTGCCGCTAGGTTCAACAGCACCAGTTATAGGAATAGGTTCGGACACAACATCATATACATATGCACCTGGTACAATATATGAAACAGGTGGATCAGCATCAACAAGTTATTCATCAGCAAAGAGCACTCATACAAGCCAGGATATATTTGTATCAGAGGATGCAAATAATACAGGCTACCCAGGTATATTTGCGGATTTAACAAACGCAACAGCGGCAACTATTAATGACTGGAGAGAAGCAGTACAAATACAGGTATTACTAGAAAGAGACATGAGAGGTGGTACGAGATATCCAGAAATAATAGAAAGTCATTTTGGAGTTAATCCACCTCAATTACCATGGAGACCAATTTATCTAAATGGTAACAGAGGTTATGTACAGTTCAATTCAGTAGCACAAACATCATCAACGGATGCAACATCACCAAAGGGTGATTTGTCAGCAGTAGGAACATTTAATATATCGGCAGGATTCACAAAGTCATTCGATTGTCATGGATTCGTATTAGGATTATTAGTAGTAAGAGCAGATTTGACATATAGCCAGGGAATCTCAAGAATGTGGACCAGGCAAACTAGGTATGACACATACTGGCCCGCATTCGCAATGCTAGGAGAACAGGAAGTATTGAATCAGGAGTTATACATGCAAGGCACGAGTGCCGACACGCAAGTATTTGGATATCAAGAAAGACATGCAGAGTATCGTTATTGTCCTAACAGATTGACAGGACTAATGAGACCAAATGCAACAGGAACACTTGCAGCATGGAATCTATCTGAAAATTTCGGTTCATTACCGACATTAAGCAATACTTTTATACAGTCCAACACGCCAGTAGATAGAGTAGTGGCGTTAACAAGCCAGCCTGATTTTATATGCGATATGTGGTTTAACTTCACAGCAGCACGACCAATGCCAGTAAGAGCTATACCGGCAGGATTGTCACGATTCTAATGTTATATTTATTTAAATTACAAAGAACATATCTAACATTTAATATTATCGGAACAATTATTTCAGCCGGTGCTTCTTTATTAGGTGGAGTGCTAGCCAATAAGGCTAATAAATCAGCAGCACAGAATGTTGGACAATTCAATGTTGAAGCAGCACGCGAAGCAGGCAAGTTCAACTTACAAATAGCAAGGGAAACGAACGCCTACAATGCGGAAGAAGCAAAGCGTAGCAGAGACTGGCAAACAGAAATGTCAAATACGGCACATCAGAGACAAATGGATGACCTGGAAGCAGCAGGAATAAATCCGATATTAACAGCACAATATGGTGGAGCACATACTGGACCAGGCGCACAGGCAACAGGAGTAACAGCTACGCAGCCAGCAGCGAGTATGCCGGGATATCAGCAACAAGATGTGATAACACCAGCAGTAAATAGTGCATTCAAATCAGAGACAGTAGCATCAGAAGTAAGTCAAAGGAGAGCGCAGATACAGGAAACGCTGGCAAGATATGGAGAATTAACGTATAAGCAGCAGGAGAGGATAACAAGTCAGATACAATTACTAAATCAGCAAGCCAGACATCAGAGATGGGACGCTAATAGTAAAATGGTAGATGCAAGGATAAAGCAGTATACAGAAAATATGGTAAAAACTATGTCAGCAATGGAAGCAGAGCTTGCGATAGAACTATTAGCAATAGATAGAGAGTTTTATACGTCAAAAGCTGGAAATACATTTAGAATAATGGAAAACATAGGAAAATCGTCAAGTGCAGTAGGATTAGGAATGGCAGGATTAGCCGGATTCACTATAGGAGCCGGCGGATTGATAGGTGCAATATGGAAAAAATTTGCAACTAATCCAAGAGTAGCAAGAAAAATTAAAAATTACTGGAAGGAAGCAACACCAGGCGAGAGAAAGATGCTAAAAAATATATTCATGAGTGATACCTATAAAGGATTACTCAAACAACTTAAATAGGAGTAGAAATGAAATTTCAATCAGCATATTCAGAAAAGGTAAATCCGGTAACAAAGGATTTCGAGAAGTCAAAAGCAAAGCAAAGTGAGCTGGCAAATGCGGACATAAATAAGATTGTAAAAAGACATACCCAGGAAGAATTGGTAGCAGACTTAAATAAACTGGAAGGAGCATATGGACAGGTTACTTCAGAAAATCTAATGGATGCATATAAGAAGATAGAAGCGGCAGAGCAAGCCTTTATGGAAGTACCGTCAGATATAAGAAAGAAATTTAACCAGGATGCAGGAGCATTTATAGATTTTGCGACAAATCCAGATAATTTACAGCAAATGGCAGAATGGGGACTCGGTAGAGTACCGGTGCCAGAAGATCCTCCCCAAGTCCCTCCGGCTGACTCACCGGAGACCCCATAAGAGGGTGTGGGAACAGTTACTCACTAGATGTAACTGTTCCCACTGACACCAAATATGAGATATAAGACAGATGTGACAGGAGATGGATTACAGGACATAATGAAATACTGTATTAGGGACCTAGACATGGTATTTCAGAGATATGGAGAAGAAATGGTTATTACTTCGACTACTGAAGGTAAGCATTCTGCTGGTAGCCTTCATTATCAAGGTCTTGCAATTGATATACGTATTAGGAGTCTTCGCACAAGAAATGTCGAAGATATTATAAATGATATAAAGCAGAAAC